CACGCCAGATGAACCGGGTAACGGGCCTGTTCGAGAACGAACCGGGCTACACGCCGGATAACCCAGCCACGGAAATCTACCATACGCGTCTGCCATCGAACGACCCGTACGGTCAGCCGCGCTGGATCAGCCAAGTACCAAACTTGATCGGCTCCCGCGAATCGGAAGAGTGCAACATGCGCTTCTTCGAGGACAACACGATCCCGCCTGCCATGCTGACTGTGGCCGGTGGCCGCCTGACCAACGCCTCGTATCAGGAACTGACGAAAGTCATCTCGACCGGCGTCGGCAAAGAGCGCCAGAACAAGATGATCGTCGTGGAAGCCGTAGGCGAAGGCGACTCGCTCGATGGTACCGCCAGCGCGCTCCAGATCAAGGTCGAAAAGCTCTCCAGCGAACGGCCATCGGACGGTCTGTTCAAGTCGTATGACGAAGGCAACCAGACCAAGCTACGGTCGGCCTTCCGCCTGCCTCCGATCGTCGTCGGTATGTCGCAAGATGCCACCTTCGCTACGGCCAACGTTTCCCAGTTCGTTGCCGAGACGCAAGTCTTCGCCCCGGCCCGCCAGCGTAACGACGAAAGCCTGAATAACCTCCTGATTAATGGCCGGGCCGGTCTGCGTCTGGGTACGGTCAAGCTGGTCGCCCGCACGCCGTCGATCTCTTCGCCCGAGGCAATGATGAAAGCCCTGACGGCCTTGAACGTCATCGGCGCAGTCACACCACGCAGCGCGCAGGTCATCGCCAATTCCATGTTGCAGATCGAACTGCCGCCATACCCAGAGAAAGGGCAGGACGGCTATGAGGCATGGATGGATCAACCGTTACCACTCACCGTCAAGGACGCCGTACAGGCCACCCACAACGAACAGGCAGCGAAGGATGCAGCGATCAAGGCCACCGAAGGCAATGGCGACGTTGCCCCTTCTACACCGAAGCACGGACAGGAGTAAGCCATGGAAGCTAAATTCCTTCGTAGGGACGATGCAGGCTGGGAGCGGATCGTCATGGGCGAGCTGCTTATCCCAGATACGCCGAACTGCTACGGCGACATCTACACCCGCGAGGCGATCAAGGAGTTCTGCTACCGCTTCGCCATGGAAGGCTACGGCATTGACGTGAATCACGACAACGTCGAGGTAGGCAGTGGCGTCTTCGTCGTGGAGACGTTCATTGCCCGCGCAGGCGACCCAGACTTCATCGAAGGATCGTGGGTAGTCGCCATGAAGATTATGGACGACACGATCTGGCAGATGGTTCTCGATGGCGAGATTAACGGCTACTCGTATGAAGCCCTCTGCCACATGCTCCCGATCAAACTCGACAACCTCCGCAACCGCGTCGTAACCGGCGTCACCTACCCCGACTTGATCGACGGCCACACGCACACCTACACGGTCGTCCTCGATCCACTGAATCGCCCACTCTCGGGCGGTACCACCGTAACGGATGGTCATGACCATTCGATCAGCACGCATACGTACACAGATTTTGCTGATGCCCACCGTCATCGTTTCGATGTATTGGACGATACGGCATAAACCTGTACAATCCGATTTCATCACCGATTGTGTTTCGAGTAAGAAACAAACTTTTAGGAGAAACAGCATGACCACCAAACGCATTACCCGGAGCGCGTCGGTTGACGGCAATATGGTGAAACTCGCCTCCCCCGGCTTCCTGTCCCTCGTCGGCAAGCCAGCAAACCAACGCCCCTTCCCAGTCATCCGTTCCGCAGACGCCGCCAAAGGCCGCATCGCACGCACCAAGCGCGGCGAGAGCGCCGTCCTGATGCTGATGTTCCCCGAAGGCTACGGCGAAGACGAAGTCAACGCTTGCCTGATCGACTACGGCATGGACGGCTACACGATCGTCTGCGAGGCCGATATCTACTACGCCTGCCGCAGCGATTTGCAATCAGTTGCAAAAGTCACCGAACTGAAACCGTCGCAAGTTCGCCTCACCTCGGATGGCATCGTTGCCTCGGTCGATCCCGAGCAATACCAGCCAAAAGCCGCTGCAAATAGCATCGGCATCATCGTCACCGGCTACGAATTCGACAAACAAACTTTCGACGCAGATAAAATTATTGCGTGGGGAACACAAAATGGTGTTGACATTTCGCGCAGCGCCATCGAGAATTCGACCAGTGAATTAATTTGTGTCCAAAACACACAAGTTAAGGAAGGCACAGAAGTACGCCGGATGGAACTGGAAGCAGGCGTTTTCGCAGTCATTACCCGCGATGACGCCGCTGACGGCATCAATACCATCCCGGCAGGTTTCGTCGCAGTAGTCAACGAAGCCGCGTACGGGAACTGGGGCTGGGGTCAGTTGGACTTCGCCGCATCCATGGCCGACCGGGCATTTTGCAATCTGTTGGACGACGCGGAGTATCGTTTGTCGAGCGTCATCCGCCAGATCACGTTCTACAGCGAATTGCCGCTCGATGTACGTAAGCAGTTGGTCACTCGCTGCTTGCAGCAGTACGGGGCATTTGTCAACGATGCCATTGATTCATTGCCGCGCCAAGTATTGCTGCTCGCAAGTCGCGCAGATGTTACCAACAAGTCGATTACTCGAAAGGACGACGCCATGACCAAGATTGACGGTGTAGCCGCCCAGAAAGCTCTGGACGCAATCCAAGCCACCAAACGCGCTGACGCCGAAAAAGCCGCAGCCGCTGAAACCCAACGCCAAGCCGATGAAGCCGCAGCCGTGGCCGCTACCGCAGCTACCGATGCAGCCGCCGTGGAAGCCAAGCGCGCAGCCGACGAAGCAGCAGCCGCAGCAGCCGCTACCGCAGCCGCCCCGGCCTTCGTCATGCCGACGACCCGTGCTGAATTCGATACGATGGTAGCTGCCGCAATTGCAGCCGCCGCCGCTACGCCAGCCGCCGTTGTCCGCTCCGCAGAAGACATCGCTGCCGATGCAGCCAAGGTTGCCGCTACCGCAGCCGCCGCAGCTCCTGCCGCTTTGTCCCGCGAAGACCTGACCAAGGCCATGGCCGAAGCAGTCGCCGCTGCCGTCGCACCCCTGACCGAAAAGATCGAACGCATGGAAGCCACCACCATCGTGCGTAGCGACAACGGCGATACCAAGCAAGCCGCAGCCGCTACTGCCGCAGCACTCAAGACCCCCGAAGTGGTCTTCCGTGGCGCGTTCGGTAACATCGGCGGCGCAGTAGAAAAGTAATCCCGGCGCGTAGTACTCTTTAAACCTTACCTGAACGGAGTTTTTCATGACCACCAGCACCGAAAATCTGTTGCGCGCCGATATTGCATTGGCGAACCTGTCCGCCAATGGCGGCCTGCTGCTCCCCGAGCAAGCAAACACCTTCATCGATATGGTCGTTGAGCAACCAACGATCCTCGCCCAAGTGCGTCAACAACGCATGAACGGCCCGCAGATGAAGATCAACCGTCTGGGCTTCGACCAGCGCATCATGCACGCCGCTACCCAAACGGGCGGCCAGAACGACAACGGCTCGAACGATCGTTGGTTGGCCGCTGCGAAGCGTTCCAAACCGCTGTCGAGCCAAATCCAGCTCGATACGAAAGAAGTCATCGCCGAAGTACGTATCCCGTACGAAGTGATGGAAGACAACATCGAGCAAGGCAACTTTGAAGCCCACGTCATGCGTCAGATCGCCGCACGCGCTGCACTGGACTTTGAAGAATTCGCGCTGTTCTCGGACACCGCGTCCGGCGACGCCGATCTGGCCCTGCAAGACGGCTGGCTGAAACGTATCACCTCGAACGTGCTGGACAACGCTTCGGCTGGCGCGAAAGATGCGATGATTACCGCCGCCCTGCTGACCATCCCGCAGCGTTACCTGCGTAACCTGAATGCCATGCGCGCTTACATCTCGATCGCCAACAAGATCAAGTTCCAAGCCGACCGCATCAACCGCATCGGTACGCTGGGCGATGCCTCGGCAGTTGCGAACGTTGACCTGTACTCGCAAGGCGTCAAGATCGATCCAGTATCGACCTTGGCCGCTGACGGCACGGGCGCGAAGGGTATCTTCACCTACCCGCAAAATCTGGTGTTCGGCATCCAGCGTCAGATGACCGTCGAAACCGACAAAGACATTCGCTCCCGCGAATACATCGTTGTCGTGACGGCCCGCGTCGCGTTCCAAGTCGATGACCAACTCGGCGCAGTGAAGTTCATCAACATCTAATCCGGCCCGGTCGGCGGTACACTGAAAAGGCGGGTAAGGCACAATGCCCTGCTCGCCTTTTTTATTTTGTAATTGATTGCAAAAGGATAGGTAAAATGAAAACGCTTAAACTGGTAGGTCTGGAACGCTACATCTCCCCACTCACAAAATACACGCTGATCGTCACGGACGATGTCATCGTCGTCGATGATGCCGTGGCCGAGCATATGCTGGACGGTCAGGAAGACGGCCCGGCAGGCGTCAAGCAGCACTGGGAAGTCCTCGCGGACGGTACCCGAGCTACCCACGATTTCAGCACCGGCAATGATACGGCCAGCGCCAAGGCTCACGCCGTCGCCGAGCCAGCCCCTGCGCCAGTCGTCATCGTCGTACAGGCCGAAGGTACCGCGACCGGCGCACCCGAAGGCGATGCCAAGGAAGAGGCTAAAGAAGAAGCCCCAGCCGCGAAGGCAGCTCCTGTTGTGAAAAGCCAACGCGTCGCACGCAAACCAGCCGCGAAGAAATAAGGAACTGCTGCCATGACTTATCTGACTGATCCATCAAAGATTGCCCTCGCTATTGGCGCAAAGTGCGGCGGTACGATCACGTCGGATAACGAAGGCATCCTGTCTACCCTCGAACTGTTGCTGCCACGGGTCGAGGATGCAATGAACGTAGCATCGCTGACGTGGGGCGAAACCACGGATACTTTCCAGTTCCCCGCCGCCAAGCCTGACCAAGCGAACGAGACGATCAGCTTTCGTCTCTCGAACGGCTATGTCGCAAATAGCCAAGATCACCCGATTGTCATCACCGATAGCTACGGTAACGCCGCCACGGTATTCAGCGCTGATCTGCGCTATGGTGTCGTAGCTGCGAACGGCCTGAAAGCAGGCACATGGACGATCCGCTATTTCGCCGGGTTCGATGTACCCGTTGTCGATCCCGATGTCGATCCGCCTCTGCCAGTCATCTTTGCAGGCGTACCTGCATGGATCGATGGGTTGATCGTTGCCTTGCTTGTCCTCTGGTACCGCACCGAGAAATTGAATCCGATGGTTCCACAGAACTATCGCTACGGCGAGCTGATCGCACCACTGCGCCGGGAAGTCTATGCCCGCATCTATGGCCGCTATATGCGCCCGCGCTTCGGTGTTGAATTCCCTTCCAGCTCCGTACGAACCGATGGGATGAATGTATGAGCGACGATACAAAATTCGTAGACGGTGCAGCCAAGCTCTCCCGCCGCATCGCTACGATCCGCGAACGCCTCGCCCTGCCGGTCATGATCCCGCAGATCGGGGCTTTGTTGCTCAAGCGCACCCTTGATCGCTTCGACCGGGAAGTCACCCCGGACGACTTGGCATGGGTACCACTGGCAGACAGTACGCTCAAGCGCCGCTCCTACCTCGGCGTCGGTAAAAAGAAGCTGGTCAACTATGGCGACCTGCGCGCCTCGATCGCCATCATCAAGGGCGGGGCCGGGACGACATTCACGAATACCGGCGCAGGCTTGCGTATCGGTATCGATTCCAACAAGGTCAACCGCGAAGGTGTACCACTCGCCCTGATCGGCTCTGTACTCAATCGCGGTAACAAACATATCCCAGCCCGCCAGTTCCTCGGCATCGGTCGTCTCGATGTCAAAGCGGTAGACAGCCTCTTGCGTCGGCAAGGGGATAAAGCATTGGAGCCATAATGCCACCCGTTCTCTTACAAAATGACCCACGCATGATCGAGCGCATGGAAGCAGACTTGGTTGAAAAGGCCGTCGCTGCCTACGCCAACGTCCCGGATATCCACGCAAGCGTCCATGGCGTATTCAGTCTCGATCATCTGGAAACAATGCTGGCGTCGGACTTGTGTGGCGGCATCGGCGCAGGGGTCGGCTATCTGGAAGCTACCCCGCATCTCAAGGTTGAACCGAATGGAAGTAACGATCGCGGTAATTCGGCGGTCATGATCCTGTACCGCTTCGTTGTCGTTCTTGCGGTACCTACGGAAGAGGCATGTGGCACACGGCACAATGCTACCCAGCTCCTTACCGTATTGCGCTCTGGCATCCTCGGGAAGCCAATCAAAAACGACCACACAAATCGCACTTGGTCGTTTGTAAGTGAAAAACCAGAAATCAGTGCTTCTACGAAACAAATGCTGTACTATGCGCAGGTGTGGCAGGTTGCCTTGCCGAACCGTGGAAATTAACTTCAACTTTATCAGGAGATTCACATGACCCGCCCAGTCCCTACCAGCTACTACTATTCCGGCCAAGGCCGCTTGATGATCGGTTCGCGCAACGTCACGACCGGCGCTGGCGAGAACTTCATCGCAGTCGGTAACGTCACGTCGCTGACGGTCGATATCGCCACGACCAAGTTCGAGCATAAAGAATCGATGT